GGATTACAATTAAATATGAATATCAAGGAAACGAAGAAGAATATAATCCAAGCTGGGCAAAAGGCAGTTGAAGAATTAATTAAAGTTGCTAAAGAAGCTATTGTTGATTCAGATGACGATATATCCGCTGATAGACTAAAAAACGCGGCTGCTACTAAAAAGCTAGCTATATTTGATGCGTTTGAAATATTAAATAGAATCCACGAAGAAGAGAATATGCTAGAAGACAAACCTGTAGAAGAAGTAAAAAAGAAAGTAGAATTCAAAGGATTTGCAGAAGGAAGATCTAAGTAATGTACAAACAAACGTTATATAAGGTTGTAGAACCTATAAAGCTAAACACCATTAAAAGACTTAACAAGTCTAAAAAATGGAAATATGGTTATAATAAAGAAGCTGATATAGTTTCTATATCTAAAACAGGCATGATAGGTGAAGTTATAGAAATACAAGGTTTTCAAATAGCTTTACCAAAACAACCTAAAGAAATATACTCTTGTAGTAAGATCAAATCAGAGCAAAAGTGGAAACGGTTTCCAGCTAATCCTGATTTTAAAAGAATTAAAACAGTATTTGATTGGCAAGACTATCCTGATGATTTTAAAGAAAAGCATTACGGATATATAGATGAGGAATTTAAAAGAAGAGAAGAAGGATTTTGGTTTATGAATAACGGTAAACCAACGTATATAACAGGTACGCATTATATGTATTTACAATGGAGCAAGATTGATGTTGGGGCTCCTGATTTTAGAGAAGCAAATAGATTATTCTATATATTTTGGGAAGCTTGTAAAGCAGATTATAGAAGTTACGGAATGTGCTATTTAAAAAATAGACGTTCTGGTTTTTCATTTATGAGTTCAGCTGAAACTGTTAATTTAGCTACATTAGCTAGCGATAGTAGATTTGGTATATTATCTAAAACTGGTGCTGATGCAAAAAAGATGTTTACAGACAAGGTGGTACCTATTAGTATTAATTATCCATTCTTCTTCAAACCAATACAGGACGGTATGGACCGGCCAAAGTCCGAACTCGCTTATAGAGTCCCTGCGAAAAAATTTACTCGTAAAAAAATGAGGGAGCGAGAAGAGATTGATGACATGCAGGGATTGGACACTACTATCGACTGGAAAAATACGGGTGATAATAGTTATGATGGTGAAAAGTTAAACTTATTAGTTCATGACGAAAGTGGTAAGTGGGAAAGACCTGATAATATAAAAAATAATTGGAGGGTTACAAAAACTTGTTTGCGGTTAGGTAGTAGAATAGTTGGTAAATGCATGATGGGTAGTACTAGTAATTCACTTGATAAAGGAGGGGATAATTTTAAAAACTTGTATTATAATTCTGATGTTACAAAAAGAAATCGTAACGGACAAACTAAGTCAGGGTTATATTCTTTATTTATTCCTATGGAATGGAATTACGAAGGTTTTATTAACGAATATGGTCAACCTGTATTTAATATACCTAAGCAGCCAATGTTTGACCCGCACGGATTAGAAATAGATTACGGAGTTGTAGATCATTGGGATAATGAAGCTGAAGGATTAAAAGATGATCAAGATGCTTTAAATGAATTTTATCGTCAGTTTCCAAGAACAGAAGAGCACGCGTTTAGAGATGAGACTGGTAATAGTCTATTTAATCTTATAAAAATATATGAGCAAATAGATTATAATGAAGGAAATAAAAATTCATCAGTACTAACTCCTGGCAATTTTCAATGGACAGCAGGAGTTAAAGACACTCAAGTTACTTTTAATCCAGACCCAAATGGAAGATTTAAAATAAGTTGGGCTCCTGGAGCAAAGTTACAAAACAACGTTATTATTAAGAATGGCGTAAAATATCCAGGTAATGAACACATAGGGGCGTTTGGTTGTGACTCGTATGATATATCTGGAACAGTAGATGGTACAGGTTCTAAAGGAGCTTTGCACGGATTAACTAAGTTTTCAATGGAAGACGCTCCAGCTAATACATTTTTTTTAGAATATATAGCTAGACCGCAAACTGCTGAAATATTTTTTGAAGACGTGTTAATGGCATTAGTGTTTTATGGCATGCCGTTACTTGCTGAAAATAATAAACCAAGATTATTATACTATTTACGCAGAAGAGGATATAGAGGGTTTAGTATGAACAGGCCAGATAAAATATGGAATAAGTTATCTGTTGCGGAAAAAGAAGTTGGTGGAATACCCAATTCAAGTGAAGATATAAAACAAGCTCACGCTGCTGCTATTGAAATGTATATTAACGATCACGTTGGTTTATTGCAAGATGGCACTTACGGTAATATGTATTTTAATGAGACTTTGAACGATTGGTCTAAGTTTGATATAAATAAAAGAACAAAGCATGATGCCTCAATAAGTACTGGATTAGCAATAATGGCTTGTAATAGACATCTATATAGACCAAATCCAAAAATAGAAAAACAACCAGTTAATATTAGTATACATAAGTATAATAATAAAGGATTTCAATCAACAATAATAAAAGATAAAGCATGATATTTGAGAATCATATTAATTTTCCATCACAAGCAGTTAGCGATTTAGAAAAAATATCTGAAAAGTACGGACTTGAAGTAGCTAGAGCTATACGACAAGAGTGGTTTCATGGGACTACTTCTAAATTTAGTAATAATTTAAATAACTTTCATCAATTAAGATTATACGCTAGAGGAGAACAAAACATTCAAAAATATAAAAACGAGTTATCTATAAACGGTGACTTATCTTATCTTAACTTAGATTGGAAGCCGGTTCCAATTATTCCTAAATTCGTAGACATAGTAGTAAATGGCATGTCTCAAAGAAACTACGAAATAAATGCCTTTTCTCAAGACGAGTATGGTGTTAGTAAAAGAACTGAATACATGGAGTCAATGCTCCGTGACATGAAGTCTAAAAGTTTTAATGACATTGCTAAGCAGCAATTTGATATAGATCTTTACGAAAATGATCCAGAAACTTTACCTGACACAGAAGAAGAATTAGCTCTTCATATGCAACTTAGTTATAAACAAGCTGTTGAGTTAGCTGAAGAGCAAGCTATAAATGTTTTAATGGAACATAGTGATTATGATTTAATTAGAAGAAGATGTTTATATGATATAGTCACGTTAGGTATAGGCGCAACTAAAACAACGTTTGATTGGTCAGATGGAGCAAAAGTTAAATATGTAGATCCAGCTAACCTAGTATATTCTTATACAGAATCTCCATATTTTGAAGATATATATTATATTGGAGAATTAAAAGAAATACCAATAAATGAATTAGTTAAAGAGTTTCCTGATTTAAACGAAAAAGAAATAAAATCTATAATGCAAAATGCTGGAGCTAATGCTTACAGTAAAGCTAGATATCATAGAACAACTGACAAGAACAAAGTAGAAGTTTTATATTTTAATTATAAAACACATATGAATAATGTGTATAAATTAAAAACAACAGGTAGTGGCGCTGAAAAAATTATAGAAAAAGATGATTCATTTAATCCGCCGATTGAAAGTATGGGCGGCGATTTTAGTAAATTAGAAAGAGTTGTAGAAACTTTATATGAAGGTGTTTATTTAATAGGCGCTGATAAATTACTAAAATGGAAAATGGCTGATAACATGATGCGTTCAGATTCAGATTTTAGTAGAGTTAAAATGAATTATCAAATAGTAGCTCCTAGAATTTATCAAGGTAGAATAGAATCCCTAGTTAATAGAATAACAGGGTTTGCGGATATGATTCAATTAACGCATTTGAAGTTACAACAAGTTATGGCGCGTATGGTTCCAGATGGTGTTTATTTAGATGTTGATGGTTTAGCAGAAGTTGATTTAGGTAATGGAACGAACTATAATCCACAAGAAGCTTTAAACATGTTTTTTCAAACTGGTAGTGTTATAGGTAGAAGTTTTACATCTGAAGGACAGGGTAATCCTGGTAAAATACCAATTCAACAGATACAAAATGGTGTTGGTGGAAACAAGATACAAAGTTTAATATCTACTTATAACTATTATCTTCAAATGATAAGAGATGTAACTGGATTAAATGAGGCAAGGGACGCGGCTACGCCTGATAAAAATGCTTTGGTAGGTGTACAAAAGCTAGCGGCGGCAAATTCAAATACAGCAACAAGGCACATATTGCAATCAATGTTATTTTTAACAGCTGAGGTCTCTGAGTGTTTGTCATTAAGAATATCTGATATTATAGAGTATTCTCCAACTAAAAACGCTTTTATTCAAGCTATTGGCGCTCATAACGTTGCTACGTTAGAAGAAATGAAAAACTTACATCTTCATGACTTTGGTATATTTATAGAACTATTGCCAGATGAAGAAGAAAAACAAATACTTGAAAATAATATACAAGCCGCGCTACAGCAACAATCTATTGATTTAGATGACGCTATAGATCTACGTAATATTAGAAATATAAAATTAGCAAATCAACTTCTTAAAGTTAAAAGAAAAAAGAAAGTAGAAAAAGATCAGCAAATGCAGCAACAGAACATACAGGCTCAATCAGAAGCAAATGCTCAAGCTCAACAAGCAGCGGCGCAAGCTGAGGTTCAAAAGAAACAAGGTTTAGCTCAAGCTGATGCTCAATTAGAGCAAACTAAGAATCAATTAAAAACACAATACTTACAAGCTGAGGTTCAAGCAAAAAAAGAATTAATGCAATTTGAGTTTCAATTAAACTCACAATTAGAAGGCATGAGGCAGCAAACGTCTACCGCAAACGAAGCACAAAGAGAAGATAGAAGAGATCAAAGAGTCAACATGCAAGCACAGCACCAGATGGATATGATCGAGCAGAGAAAGCTGGGCGACAAAACAAAACAGGGTGATTCACTTAATAATTTTGAATCATCAGGTAATGATATACTTAGTGGAGGCGCTGGTATGGAAGAATTTAATATTTAATATTTTATAAAATTTTATTATGGAAGAAACAAACGAAAATGTTGTCGAGCAGGCAACAGAACAACCTATTGAAGAGGTTGTTGAACAAAAAACCGAAAGTCAACCTAGAAACGAAAAAGGTCAATTTACATCTAAAACAAAAGTTAGTGATGATGGCATTATTAAGGTTGACTTAAGTAAACCACCTCAAGTAAAAGAAGAGGTTGTTGAAGAAAAAGAAAACATAGTTAAAGAAGAAGCTCAAGAAGAGGTTCCGGTAATGGAAGAAATTACTGTAGATGATCTTAAAGAACCAGAAGCTGAAAAAATAATTGAAGAAACAGTTGTTGAAACACCAACTGCTGAAGAGCCTTTACCAGAAAATATACAGAAGGTTATTGATTTTATGAAAGATACTGGTGGGGATTTAAATGACTATGTAAATTTAAACAGAGACGTTAGTGAGATGGACGACTCTGAAGTGCTAGATGAGTATTATAGAAATACTAAATCACATCTAAGCCCAGAAGAAAGATCGTATTTATTAGAAGATAGCTTTGGTATAGATGAAGAAGCTGATGACGATAAAACAATACGAATGAAAAAAATAGCCCTTAAAGAGCAAGTTGCCGAGGCTAAAGCCTATTTAGACGGGCAAAAGTCTAAGTACTATGAAGAAATTAAAGCTGGGTCAAAGTTGACCGAAGAACAACAAAAAGCTATTGATTTCTTTAATAGATATAATAAAGAATCTGAAGAGCAGAAGAAATTATCTGAAGCAAGTAAAAAAACATTTTTAAATAAAACCAATAATCTTTTTAATGAAAAATTCAAAGGTTTTGAATATAACGTTGGGGATAAAAAATATAGGTTTAACGTTAAAGATGTTGATAAAGTAAAGACAACACAAAGCGATATTAATAATTTTGTCAACAAGTTTGTTGGTGAAGATAAAAC